ACTTAAAGCAAATGAACGTGGGATTAGTGGGGCAGCCACAATCCTATTATCGGACAAATGTGATACCGCAGTGGTACCACGGTAACCGCGACCGTAAGGTGCAATGGTTACTGTACCTGCGGAAGTATCAACAGATTTTACTTGCATAAGTTCCGTGCCAATTTCGGTAAGACCCTTAGAAAGAATCGAAGCGTCATCAACAGTAAACGTCAAGTCCGTGGAGTTAATAGCCTGAGTGATGTGCGTTTCTTGATCCTGATGCGTGGACATCCCGTACATGTACATGAGAGTCGAGTCAATAAGGTTACTTAAAGTAGGCATCAGATTTCACCCGTCTTAGCAAACGTTGCCGACTGCTTAGATCGGATAAACTTCGCGGGTGGATCTTTCTCCGCATTGTACGGTCTGCCTAAAAGTTTTGTTGCAGTTTTCGCTAACTCAATCTTGTTCATCGTGGTGCCTTCAGGTTGGATTCCTTCGGCACGAACCGAACGGTACTCTTTCAATTCACGATCTGTTTGTTCATACGATTCCTTGAACTCACTGGTCATTACTGCACCAATCGAAATGTTTGCTGCACGGGCACACTCACCCCATGAGGCGTGACCACCAGTGGGGCATCCTGTTCGGCAATTCATTTAAGCCACCTCTACTAAATCTTCAAAACCGGCAGTGGTAACAGCGTCATACTCGGTTTGGTTTAATTGGTACTGGTGACCGCCAGCAAAATAGTAGTCAGCGTCCTTGATTTCGTTTTGGGTAACATACTCTGCTTCTTCCCCAGTCGAACCAGTGATGAGTAGTGACACTCCACTGTCTAACGTGTACCTTCCAAACAGGCGGTCGTTCGAGTAGCCGTACCGTTTCGTTGGAAGTATCAGTCGGTAGATTGGTTGAGAGTCAACGGTAGGCATGTTGGAACCTGCACTCATGCTCACCGTGGATGCAATAACAACCCTGACCGACGTAGGATTAGTCAGTTCCAGATCGGCAGAAAGGTCGGCTGCACCAAAGAAGCGCAACGTACCCACAGCAGTGAGGCTAGAAGCCCCCTGTAAGGCCGTATCAGCCAATCTGACGCGAGTTCCCGTCACGGACATGTCCGAAGTACCAACCACTAATGTAACAGCCGAAGTGACCCTTACAACTGACGTGTTAAGGGAAGACTCAACAGACATAGAAATGCTAGTCACATGAATTTGCGTAACGTTAGCCGTTACGTCAGACTCAAAAGCAAGCGAAGCAACACCCGAAGCAACTTGGATGATACCTAAATCGTTAACTACCGGACTAGTGATATCAAACATTAGGACAGACTAAGCGTCACCGAAGAAGCAGCAAACTGCAACGTGTCACCAGAAGTGACCGCTTTAGAAACAGACAAAGAACCATAAGCAAGACGCTTAGGTGAACCATTAGAATCATACAACTCCACACCGACAACAGTAGCCGTAGGCATACCAGTGAAGTTTAGTTCAGCACTATTAGTAATAGAACCACCGGAAGCAGTAGTCATGGACATACTCACGCGACCATACGAACCACCAGTAACTTCAGTACCAGCAGAAGCATCGTTACCGTTAGCGGTCATCAACGCAAGCATTACAGGCCCAGTCATGGAGTACGCGGTAGTACCAACAAGAGCATCAAGAAGAGCATTCTCAATAACGTTCGGGAGATTATCAGCCACAGTAAAACCTTTCAAAGAAAAAGAATGGGGAGAAGGAAGGCCCACCCCGCAGGATGGACCCTCCCCCTAAAACACCATCGCTTAAGCGATAGACGAACCGGACTCAATCCGGTACATTGCTGCTTGACGGTACAGTGACCATCCTTGCAGGGAGTACCAGCCGATAGGCCGTTGACGCATCAACTTGTCAACAACGTTACCGATAACCACACCGGGTTCAACAGCAGTCGCCTCAGCGAGTGCTTGCTGACCACAGATCAAGGTACGGTAAACCTTGGCACTAGAAGCACCATCGGTATCAACGTACGCCCGTGGAGTCTCAATGAAGTACGCCCCACCATAGACACCAGTAGAGAGCGACAGCAAGTTACTAACGTTAGGGTCAGTAAACTTACGGATGTCCTCAAACGAAAGGGAACCAGTCTCCGAACGGAGATCGTGTGCCGCTTCAGGGTGAACGTAAGCCGCGTACAACATGCCGTCCTTAGGGACAGCCTTCGCTGTACGAAGTTTAGCGACAGCCTTACGAATCTGAGCACCACCAAGGGTGTCTGCTGCATCAACAGTAACAGTTGAAACTGCGTCACCCGAGTACAGTACGTTAGTACCCGTGATCAGTATATCAACAACAATTTTGTCAATAGAATCCGCCATGTTGAACGCAACAATGTTTGCAATTGCTGGGTCAACGTCAGCAAACGACAGTTCGCCAAGTTTACGCAGGTTCAAAACAACGTTACCGTACTCGTTCAGAGTAACAGAAACAGTTGAAACGTCGCTGATTGCTACCGAGTCAGGATCAACTGCTTCAGTAAGCGCGGTTGTTGCGAGAGCCAGATCGTTGTATAGCGAAAACACAACAGAAGAACCGGGCATAGCCTGTTGCACAGGACGCTTGTCAGCGAGGTTGCGGAACAGTGGTTGTGAACGTAGAGCGAACTCTACATAACGGTCATATGCTGTTTTAACAACACCCGCCATAGCGGAAGTACCAGTGTATGCGTTAGCCATTGTAGTGTTTCACCTCCTTAAAATAGATAGAATGTTTGTCGGAACCTTCGGCTAGTATGCCTCTGGCGCTTGTGAAGTACCAAACAAAATTTTGTTTAACTCTTCAGGACTTCCCGCATTACGGACAAGAGAATCCAACTGGTCTGAACCACCCGAATAGGTAGTCCCACCAGCCTGCGCTTGGGAGATCCTGTTAAGAGAAGCGAAATCTTGCCGCACCTCATTTTCACCTTCAGCATTGGCTTCAGGGTTTGCTGTAATACCAAACACGTCACCGTATTCAGTAATCCAAGCATCCACATCTTCTTCAGATGTGACGTCTGCCGGAATTAACGCCGACACTTTGTCAGGTAACCCTTTAGACTTAAGTACGTCTTTCACCGAACGATCACGTTGAGTTTTAGTAACGAGAGAATAACTTTCCTGAAGTTCACTAAGTTGCTTCTTTAAGGCAGCGTTCGCCTTCCGCAACTCTTTCATTCCAGTAGAGTTATCTTTCCCACCGCGACCGTCGCCGTCAGTGTCCGTATCATCGTCGTCCCATTCGTTGTACTCAGACATACATACTCCCATTCATTTAGATGAAACGTAACCCACACTGTGAACTGGGGAGAACACAATGGCTGCTACTACCGGACTTGCTACATCCCTTGGGCCGGTGGGTCAAGGTAATGGTTGATGGTCTTGGAATCGAACCAAGTATGCTTTTCAGCGGCAGAATATCAGTCTGCTATCCCCCATGGGATCTACCATCAGTGTGCTGACTGCCCCGTAAGCGGTGGCATGCTAAATAACCGTATGAGTCAGCGTCATAGTGCAGAGAGGACCGGCTCCCTCTGCAACGGAATACATTATCCGTGTCTCTCGTGGACGTGCCCGGAATCGAACCGGGGTTAAGAAGTCTCACGGTTGTCACCAATACAATTTGGTGTCCGATCCACGTTCTACTGCACCTGTCACGCCCGTATTCAGTTATATTGTTCTAGCGTTAGACAACGTGGTAGAGCCAATAGCAGACGTGCCACCGAAGCGGGCACGTTCACGGGACTGCAACGTTGTTACTTTCTTTTTAGCCTCAGTGTCAACACCCATAGAAGCAGTCAACGACTCCGTGTCACTAAGAGTACTTTTCTCAATTTCGGCAAGACGCTTCGTTGAATCGCGGACAGCGCGACCCGCAGCAGCATCAACAGTAAACCGTTCAACGTTAATGTCTGACGATCCTGAAAGGCTAGCAATGCTCTCAGCACCACCCACATCCAAATTAAGACCAGCGCGAGAAGCATATCCACCAACAATCGCCGTGTTAGCCAGTTGATTAATTTTGTTTTGGGTACGTGTAGGATCAAGGGCATACTCAACAAGGGTTGCTGGGTCAACATTGTAGAAACGTTGCAACGAGTCACGAACCTCTTGAGGCGTGTCAGCAACAACCCTCTGGGCGTCTAACACGCGATCCTGCACCTCATTGACACTTAAACTAAACTTGCCTACAAGGTCAGCGATAGAGTTGTATTCACCTTGTGAACCAGAAACGCCTAGGTAGTTGACCAGTCCTGCTTCGCGGAACACGCGACGGTAGTTTGTTTCTAATTCGAGGTACTCTCCTTCGTTACGAACATCCGTAATGCCACGAGCCTGCAAATCAATAAGACCCTTAAAGCGAGTCTTGTACTCTGCCGTTTCACGAACTTTTTCCGCAAGAAAATCTTGGTTAGTTGACTGTTGAATCAAAGATTCGATCTGACCGGCAAGGGACTGCATGTTGTACTGCGTCAACAAAGTATTAAGAAACGCTCTAGCGGAAGTTTTTTGTTCCTCCCTGAGGTTATTGTAGTAATTCTCTTGCGCCCTGTCACCAGCAGACTGAACAACAGCAGCAGGACCGGAGGGTCCCGGTCCCGGTCCGGGTCCGGTCTCTGGTTCAACAGTTGGGGCAGTAGCCGGAGTGGTGTTGTAAATGTTTTGACGAGCCTTATGTACAGCCGTGGAAGAAGCCGAAGTTCGAGAAAAACTCATGGCATTATTAGCAGCAGCAATAGCAGCCGCAGTATTGCCAGCGGCCCTTTCCGCTTCCGCGACACCAAGAGCAGCGTTCATATCCTTACGCCATTGTTGTATAGCCACTCAAATCACCTCAACCCAAACATTTTAAGGATACTAGAACCAGCATCAGTGTACGTTTTCAAAGCGTTCTCCGTCCGATCCCAACGAGGATCTTTACGAATCATTTTGTCAAACTCATACAACGGAACAATCCCCGCCTTGCCGTCAGCACCAACACCCTGCAAACCCTGACTCAACATGTTGTCATTAAAATCAATTTGCGACACGTCAATTTCCAACAGTTTCGCCATGCGAGACTTGTACGGTGCAGCAATATCCGCAATATCCTGACCAGCGTTAATACGGTCAGACCATGCAGGGTAAGCACCAGCCATGTATGTCCTACGAAGATCCGACTTAATGTCCTCAAAAGAAGAATCACCACGAGCAATACTCTTTACGTAATCTTGAACGGAGTTGCTACTCAAAGACAAACCGTTACTCATAGCCCACTTGTTAATTGTATCTTGAGTCACACCAGCGGCACCAGTAAAACGACCGTCCTTAACCGAAATGTATTCAGAAAGAAAATTAGAAACCTGACTTCCTGACATGGAAGTGCGACGTTTACGCACGGCAAGTTCACGCAACTGAACGTCACTCAACGAAGCACCAAGGGCTAAAGTTTCGTCACGAAGATCTTCAACTTCAGAATCAATCTCAAGGTTGTACTGATCACCGTAACGAGCCTCGAAGTTCATGTCCTCAAGAGCAGAGGCACGGTACCTTTGAGAGAAGTCTTGCTCAGACAATTCAAGAAGAAAAGCAGCGTCACTAAAACCAGAAGGATTCTTCAGATACTCCGCAGTCTTCTTATTAAAAAACTTAAGCAACTCAGGATCGGCGGCAATAACTGCATAAGCAAAACCCCAACTACTAGCAATCAGGTCGTCAGGATTTTCCCTACGAAAACGGGCCTCTTCCTTCTTGGAAACTTTATCGTCCTTGTTGTAATCCTTAGCGGGATCAAACTCAGGCATCCGGCCTCCCTTCAATGTAGTTGTTAAACAAGCCCATCATTTTGGTAGCCATAGTAAAATCTTGAGACTCAGGGTTTTTAGTTAAAGCCTTCATCAAAACATCCTGACGACCTTCGGTTGACAAACCAGTCTCGCTAACAGAAGACCCGATACCCGGAGTAGAAACAGAAGGGTTGTTTGCTTCGGCTTTGCGAACCCTAGCCAACGCTTTCTTGAACTCATCGTCGGTAACACCGCGACCAACCAGTTGCGAGGACAACTGCTCGGCCATCATGCGAAGATCTTTCTCGTTGGCAAACGTAGTATTAGTAACAGGGCCAGAGTAACCATCGCCACTGCTATCACCATTACCGGAGTCGCCACCGATAGAACCGCCATTATTAAAAAACTCGTTAGACGTTTCCTGAAGAACCTCAAAAGGAGACTTCCTGATCCCCCGCGCCGAAGCAGCATACGAAGCATCAATCGCCGTCTTCCACAATCCACGACCAGTCTTACGGTAATCCATTGCTTTTGCTAACGCCTCAATGCTTCTCTTCACCTCAACACTTAAATATCCTTCCGGGTTTTCCCATTCAGATATTGCTTCAGACTTTGAAAGGTTATTGAAACTAACGTTGTCTAGAGGATTAACATTGGGGTTTATGTTTCCTGCAACAAAACCGCCACCACGATCAGCAGTGTACCTTTGGTGAGCAAAGTTACGCCTTTCATAGTCAGGCATCCAAACGCTAGGTGGCTGACCTTTAGGAACACGGTTTTTTCCAGAGTTGTCGGAACCAACAAAAACATCTTCTTCGTTAGTAAGAGGGTTGCCTTCTACAATATCTTTCGAAGATTCTGGGGGTGTCCAGTCTTCACTTTTTTTTCCGTTACCCTGTAACCCGTCATTACCATCACCACCAATATAAAAAACCATTACCCCGCCTCCAATTCGCTCAAGTCAACCTCGTACTCACTAGCAAAGTAACGCTCCCAAACACCATCAAAGTCAGGGTCAGTAGACAACTCATCTCGAACATAGGCAAGGTACGACATTACAACACCGTCACGATCTTCCTTAGGGTACGTTTCTAACGTTTCCTCTAAAACCTTTCGGGTCTTAATTAAAACACCAAGATTCTGCCAGACAGGATCATCCTTAACCGAAGCCATGAATTTCTTGTTACCTAAAATAACTTCTAGGTATTTAGAGGCAGACTCTGCCCTGTCTTTAATGTTAATGTCGGTTTGAGAAATTTGAAACTGCCGGTTAGTTATGTAGTAATCATCCAACCAGTCCTTGTAAGAATCGGCGTTTGCCTTCAACGCATCACGCGCCGCCTGCCTATCTTCCATGGTTGTTTCTGCCGCATCCCTGATAGTTCTTAACTGAACGGCGTTGGCATCCAAAACAGCCTTACTTCTTTTCACTAAAGCGTAACCCTCATTAACTTTAACTTCCCTTTCAAACTCCTGAGGATTCATTTTAGTTGACATCGGCTCGTCATCACCCGGCAAAGGATTATCTTTCATGTAGTTGTACACATTCTGAGAAAATTCCCCATCTGTACCTACGGCCAGCAAAGTAATCATTTCAACGTTCTTGGGATTAAGAGCAACAAGTTCTTCCGTCAGTTCAGGGTTTTCTTTCCACAACCTCTGGTATGCTTCCTGTGTGCTAGGAACGTAAACTCTACTCTCAGTTGTGGAATGAGTGTACCATTCAGCCCACTCCCCATACTTAGAAATAAAAGCCAACTCTGCTCTTTCACGACCGTCTTCAGTATCTGGGTATCGTTCCTTTGTGGACCGCAAGCGGTCACGCATGAACTGTCCCGGCACATCAACACGAGTACTAAAAGAATCAGTAAACTTAAAAGCCGCTTTCATTCTAAAAAAGTTGACAGCATCTTCTTTTGCTTTTTTGTAAGAAGGTAAAGTTTCAGGATTGCTCCCATTCTTTTCCCACTGAGCCATGTTGTTAGCATGAATGTTAGTAGAAGCCTTAAGGAAAGACTCGTCATCAAACTGTTTGATAGCAGAAAGCGCACTCTTTTGGTACGTTGAAAACAAGTTACTCAACGGGTTCGCTTGAATACCAAAAGGAAACGTCAACTCGTAAAGGTCGTCTCCCATTATTTTTCTCATGCGCTCATCATTAACTGGGTTTGCTGCAACAACGGTACTAACAGCCATAGCCGCACCGTAAGACAACGAAGGTGCCCCAACAGCAATAGAGTCCATGAACTTAATGGGCACCCTGATGCCGTCAGGACGGTCCTCGTTCCTTGAACCCGGAAGGACAAGGTACACCGCGTCAATTAAATTATTGACCTCGTTGCCTTCTTCATCCACACCAAACGTTTGAACACCAGACCCAATAATGTTTCCCGCCTGAATAAGTCTTTCAGGTTCTTTCATGGCGAACCTGCCGTAACGGTACATTGAATTAAACATTGCACCGGGGAAACCTAAAAGAAAACGAGACATGTAAACAGCATTGTTGTAACGACGAATGTTGTAAAAAGTTTTCTCCAACTCGTCAAGGGCCATTCTGTGAGCCGCTTGGCGCATAGGAGGAATGGCTTCAAGGCGAATAGGGACACCATCAACTTCACGGACATCAATCATTCTTTGAAGTTGCATGTTGAATTCTCTGTCATAGAAAGGCCACCGGGCAAGACGGTCTTCAGGGGTAGAAGCAATCCACTGCCAAACTTGATCCCCGGCTTTATTCAGAGCGTTACCCGCTGCTTGAACTGGACCCAGACCTGAAAACTCTAATTCCGCTGAAACAATACGACTAAGATCGGAACGTCCACCCATGGAAGCCTGCAAGTCAGCAGGGCCAAGATCTCTGGCAGCAAGGCGTTTGCGTACGTTCTCGTCAGGTAAGTACTGCTTAACTAATCTGATAACAGTTTGCATTTCATTGGTTGACTCTTCAATGACTCGGGTGCCATTGACGTAGGATGGTCGGGTTTGCAAATATTCTTTGTTCATGGACTTTTGGTAAGCGACACCCTCACGGGACTTAAGCCAAACCATTAACTGTTGGTCTGTTTCCCCCTCAAGAATACGTTGAATAAACTTGTCACCACGAAAGTAGGTATTGGTTGCGTAAGAAAGTTCTTCCCAGTACCCGTCAGAGTTAGGGCTGATGTCTGCAACCTTGCCAGTACGCGCCCAGTAGCCCTCAAGATTAGCAGCGTTGCTAGAAGGGTCCCAAGTGGCGCGAGCCGTCATCGCCGCTGAAGCCTCAGCACGGTAACCGGCACCCATGTTGTACGCTTCGTTATTGAAAGCCGAAGGAACCCTCACCGCCTGACCGCCAACCATCATGGTTGTGTAGCCGTCACCGGAACCTTCCCAGTTAGGTCTACCGCTAACGTCCTCAATCTTTTTTAATCGTTTACCTATCTTAGGGCTTAACTCAGAAATGCTCTCTTGAACACTTGAAAGTTTTGCTTCCTTTTCGGCAAGGATCTCAAAGACTGACTTGTTGCCGGTGCGTGAAGCAACACTTATTGAAACTAGAATTTCATCCAGCAGTTTAACTGCTTCTTTAATTGTTTCAGGGTTCTTGTGCGTACCTTCTATGCGTTCAAGTGTGACACGATTTCTTTCAATCCGTGTTCTTTGACCGGGAGTGAGAAAGTTATCAATCTCGCCCATAGACATTTCTCTTGGGGGCTTAAGGCCAGAGGCGATCTCTTGCTCACGAGCCAAAGCAATCTGTATGCTTTCTAACTGCTGGTTGATTCTTGAAGCGTTAAAGTCACGCCCTCTTGCGAGGTCTCCACCAAAATCGTTGGCTCCTGTTGGTTCGGTAGGTTTACCTACTACACGACCATTATCAAGAGAACCGTACGATTCAGGAAAAACTTTCCTTGGATGAATAACTCCGGGAACCTTGCGGTCAGGTTCTTTATCTCGAAGCCAACTACCCTTTGCCAGTTTGACAGTAGAAACATTGTCTAAAGATTTAGGAGGAACAGAAACAACACGCATAGGAATGTTGTCAAACCCCGCCGCCTTAGCAGCAAGAAGAGAAATTAAAGAACCATCCTCTAAAGCAAACACGTTCTTTGAAGGGTCCCAAGAAACAATAACAGGCTTAGCCATTGATCCAACGGCTTTGTATTCAGTTCCAAGCAAAGCGATTTGTTCCCGTTGTTCTTTAGTTAACTTGACGTCAGCAAGAAAACGCTCAGCCCAACCAATGTTAGCAAGACCAACAGTGTTTCTGCCTTCGGTACTTAACTTAGGGTGAACAACGTAAGGATCTAAAGGCTCCCTGCGAGGGCGACCTGCTGCTCTTTGCGCCCCAACCGAAGCAACACCTTCGTCATCAAACACCTGCAAAGAAAGTTCTTCCTTACGATCCGTTAAGATTTCTATTTCTCTACGTAATTGTTCTATGCGAAGATCAGCGTCAAGGCGAGGCTGCCCTGAGACAGAAGCCTGATAAGTGTAGATGCTATCAATTTCGTCTTGAAGTTCTGTCGCGTAAGTAGTGTCTTCACCAGAAATGTATTCGTACTCACGCTTACGGCGAGACAACTCTTCAACAGTTATAGGCTCAGGGATCTGCCGCCAGTCAGGGGCTGCCTCATCCATGCCAATTTCTATTGCTTCTATCTTCCTACGTGCGTCACTCAAACGCGAAGCAACTTCCATTTGCTGCACCTTGGCAAGACCGGGAGAACTCCGACCGGCAATAATTTCTTGCAACTCAGTTGTTAAAAGGTCAACGTCTCTTTGTGTAGTAGTCCTTGCTTGAACAAGTTCACTCATGTTCTTTTTGAGTTCCCTGTTTGTAACTCCCTCAAGGCCCGGAGTTAACTTCTTTACGCGGTCAACAACTTGTGCTCGGTAAACAACTGAACGAACGTTGTTTACACGGTTACGGCCAAAGCGACCCATTGTTGCGTAAGCACCATCGTCAGCAAGAATAGTTCCGTGAGCCAAGAATGACGCACCCCACGGTTCAAGCGCGGCGTTCTTAGGCGTGTAACCTATACGAAACAAAACATCTGTTCTAAAAAATTTCATTCCAGTATCAAAAAGAGAAACGGCACCAACACGCGCTTGACCGGGGAATGTACCCAAAACGCTGCTGTGCATTTTTATCATAGTTTCTACTTCAAGCATATTAAGGGTAGTGAAACTTGTTAAAAACTGTCGCTGCGAAAGCGGATCTATTATCATGCGACCAGCCGATTCATCAAAAACGTAACCCTTGCTTCTGTTAATATCATCGACAGTATCTTTGGTTCTTGCACGAAGACCATTAACAATAGCAAGAACTTTGTCGTAATCAAGACCCTCGTTCAAAGCCAAAACTTTGAGTACTTCGTTTTCCATTTCGAACCAGACTCTTTCAAGGTCGGCGTCGCTGGTAACGTTTTGGATTTTTTGGTACAACCCTTTACGCCAATCAGAAGCGCGAACCTCAACTTCGTCTAAGTTGTTGTCAATAACTTTAATTGTTTTTGTTCCCCGGAACCTAGACACAGAGTTCATCATTGCTTCAAACTCGGTTGACAACTCGTTAGGACGAGCACCCGAACGGCTAACCAACCCAAGGATCTTTCGTCCACCAGCCCACTGCATAAACGAAGTGACAGGCTTACCAAAACTACTATCGCTAGTTACACGAATCCACTTGGGGGCATCAGAGTAATCTGCGTACTGGACGGCATACTGCGCTTTTCTTCCACTGCCCCGAATTTTTTCCACAATGAATCTTTTAGAAGGCATCCAGTCGGATGACCCACGCATTTGACCTGCATCGTCCGTAAACAAGCCCATCAGTTTGCCAAAGTAAACAACTTTGTCTTCTTCACCTAGAAGCAACTGGTTGTCAAAGATTTGGTTGACTTTAGCCAACGCTTCACCAGTAGGGGCGTAGCGGTCACCGTTGACCATGTTAGCCTGAATGTTGCTGTTCATGTCGGCAAGACGCCACACGGCAGGGTCTCCTGCATCAGCGAGTTCTTTTACAGCCAGTTCATCGCCGCGAGAAGCAAGAAGAATATTGTTAACAGTGTTAGGGTCATCTGTCTCTGAAAGAATAGCAGCAAAGTCACGCTTGTTCAGGCTATGCGAAGTAGCAACCATAGGGTTCAAGAGAAGGACTTCAGTTCTAGTTTCGTTGGCAATGTCGAACACCATTTCACCGTAAGTTGTTCGTGAACCCGAATCAATAAGTTCAGCGTCACCTTCCGCACGGACAACAGGGCGAACACTTCTTGTTCCTATCTCCTGAACACCGTCCAAGTCTTCACCTTGGCGGGTCCACCTAGCGTGGTCAACGTAGTCCTGTCGAAGACGGGAAAGGTCTTCGGCTGATTTGATTGTTGTTCCACCAAAAACTTTACCGATAGCAGCCATGCGAGCAATTTTGATTGCTGGGGGTGCAGCAACGTTCAAGGCTCCGTCTGTTACTCCGGTTAAAAGATTAAAAACAGGGTTACTTGAAAGATCAGATAGGTCGTAGTCAGACCAAGGATCGTAATCTTCAATGTCACTAATCATCGAAACGACACTCGAAGGAATTACTGCTTTACCCAAGGAAACATTTTCGCTTCTGTTCCAAGACTTCCTTAAAAGATCCCACTCAAACTTATCTCGTCTTGCCGCAAGAGCAACAGTGGACACTGGACGTGCCACACCGTAAGACCACGCAACGTCAGCAAGAACAAGACCTGCCATTAAAGGTGCGGCAACTATACCTGCCCCGCCACCAAGATTGTTTTTAGCCGCTTTTTTTCTGTACTCTTCTTGAGCCTCTTCGTTCCACCTACCGCCACGGGAAGTAACGTTTAGACCTGAGATGCCAGCACTCATTGGTTGACCCAATGCTCCCTTGCCAAGCGCACCTTTTGCTGCCGCAGCAAAGCGACCAGTCGGGCCAAGTATAGGGTTTTCTGAGAGTTCTTCTTTTACTTGAGATAAGTCTTTCATCTGGCTGTCTACCCAAGTGCTGAGCCAAGATTTGTTTTGAGATGCTTCAGGGTCACGATCTAATCGGTCGCCGGGTTCTGCCATTAGATCACCTCCGTGTTAGTTAAAGATTTAAGGAAAGATCTTAGGTCTTCTTTAGAAGACCAGTCCGAGGACGCTATGCCCCACGCTAAAGTAATTTGGCTGTATCCTAGTTGAGTTGCGGCCTCATTGAAGTAGTCAAGAAAAGAATCTTCTCTCCAAGCAGGCTGCTTACTTGCCATTAAACGTTTCTCAAGAAAGAAACTAAAGCCTTGAAACTGCTAGGCGCGTCAGAGAATGTTGCTGCTTGCATTAAGTCAGGTAGGTATCTTTTAATGTTTTCAAGATCAACATTGTTTTGTTGTCCGTATGTTTGCTTCGGCTCAGGGGCACCAGCGCCGGGACCAAAGTTTGAACCAGAAGTAACAGGTTCTTCGGGACGCTGCGTTTCACTAAACAAAGGAGTGGAACTAGGACCGCCACCCATACCGGCAGAAGGGGCACCCCTGCCTTTAAGTCGTGGGCCTTGCACGTTCGTTGCACTCATAGGTGCAGAAGACTGCATGTCGTTAAAGTCGGCGTTCTCCCCATAGGGCATACCAGTCATTTGAGACATAACCTGTCCGTCGGTACGACGAGACATAGAACCCGGTGCGCTCACGGGTGCAGGATTACGAGGTGTGCGTGGACCACCTTGGCCTTCAGCCACTAACCTCACCATCCTCACTCAGTCTAATAACGTACGGGTCAATAAGTTCTTTACTAGGAGTGGGACCGTACTCGTCCTCTTCATCCTCTTCTTCTTCACCATCGAAGTATCCGGTATCGGAAATGCTGCGGAGAGTGTTCTCCCACAGGTCACCCATGCGGTTAACCATGTCGTCGGCAACATCAGGACTCCACGAGCGCCCTTCAGCGATAACAGAGCACCTGATGTCACCCCAAGAAATGTGCATACCAATGTCCCTACTTGCAGGTTTACCGTTCATTATGCACCCTTCCTTGTTTTAACGACAATAGTTTTTTACTTACCTTTAGTTCCACCGGGATTGGTACTGAACATTATCTGTCCTTTATCTCCGGGCTTTGGTGAGTTGCGACCGTCAAGAGGCGGTTGTGTTGGTGCTGATGCTGCCATGTTAGTTACCTTTCTTAGGAAGAGGACCTACCGTTGTTTTAACGTTAGGCATT